TTTCAGTGGTTCAAGCATAGGGATACCAGCAAGAGGGTATTGGAGGCTATTGTGGGGGAGGATTAGATGGAGCTAGGTTATGGAATTACTAGATGGTCAGACAGGGTATTTATTTTTGCTATTTTTCCTGGTTTAGAATTCTATCGTAGCAGATGTCCTATATATTGGAGTGTTATGTTTAACTGGTTTAATTTTTATGTACGGATAAGTAAGAGTCCAAATGAAAAAAGCCACCCGAATCAATAAGGATACCTGGATCATAGATGTAGACGAGTTTGGGTTCCACGGCAGGAAGCTAGTCACCCAGGATGAATGGACTGAAGGGTGGAAATGGGATGGACCGTGGATTGAGAAGATGCTTATGGATATAAATAAGGAGAAGATAAGGATATGAAACTAATCTATTTCAGTGCGGTCTGGTGTCCTACCTGTAAGTCAATGTACCCTATCGTGGTGAAGGAAATGCTTCGATATGGTATTACTGAGAATAGTGCCAAGTTTGAATATGTGGATGTAGATCAGCAAATGGACAGGGCGACGTATAACAATATCTGCAATTTGCCCTGTGTTCAGATTGAGAATGATATTGGGGATGTGCTGGAACGGTATACAGGGATGATGAATGTGGCGGATATTAGGAAGGTTTGCGAGAAGGTGGGGGGAAAGAAATGATGAACCAAGATATCAGCATTGGGCAAATTAAGGCATTAAAAAATGAATTGAAGGTCAAACTTCAAGAAACGGAAATTAATAGTTTGGTACAGGAATTTTATGATAAGACAGGAATAAGGGTGGATAATATTTCTATAAATTGGCTGGATACAAGTCAGTATTGTGATCCGGCTATAGAATATAGGGTAATTCCAGGGCTTATAGATGTTAGATACGAGAACATAGTGATTTAGCCCCCTTGACAATTGCCATATAATCCTCCTTTCAGGGAGGATTTTTTATACCCAAGTTACCTACTTGACAAAACTGGAAATATAGTATATGATGTAAAAAATGAAAACTATGGGGTATATTATGGATGAGTGGGAAAAGTTTAACAATGTTCTTAAATATGAACCAGATACGGGGTTTTTATATTGGAAAGTCTCTCTGAGTAATTGTGTTCATGCGGGGGATAGAGTGGGGGGAAAGACATCTAATGTGTATAGAATAATGAATGTATTTAATAAAGCGTATTTTGAGCATCGAATAATTTGGTTTTTATATTACAAAAAATGGCCCACTAAGCCCATAGATCATATCAATGGAATTCGAGATGACAATAGAATATGTAATCTAAGAGAAGTTACAGATAGAGAGAATAATCAAAATTTAGGATGTCATAGAAATGGCAGACTCATTGGCACCTTTCTGCCAACATGGTATAAAGAGAATAACCCCAAGTGGTATGCCCGTTTGAAAATTCATAAGGTGCACTACTTTTTAGGGCCTTTCGATAAAGAAGAAGATGCAGAACATGCGTATTTAGAAGCGGCAGGGAAGGCCGATGCAGACCCTAATTGGGTGCCTTACATAAAAAAATCTTGTGCTGGATGTCGGGAAGAGGTACCGGGAAGATGGAGGGCTAGAATTATTATAGATCATAAAGAATATGGATTGGGAAGTTACTCATCGTTTGAAGAGGCGCATGATGCATATATTAAAGCCAAAAAAGAATTAAAAGAGAAGAGAAAAACCAATGGCTAAAAAATTATACACATTAGATCAGATTAAACAAATAAGGCAACAGCCTCATTTGGTAGGGTTACTTGCAGGGCAGAGCAAATTAACCCCCATCCATTCTGAGTGGATTAGATATCTGTTTGAATCACCAAAAGATGTGGGTTTGATGGGGCATAGAGGGTCATATAAGACTACTTGTAATGCTGTAGGCATCGTCTGGTGGTTGGGCTTCCATCCTGATGATCGTATTTTTATGGTGAGAAAGACCTTTACAGGTGCGGCTGAAATTGTTCGTCTAGTGAGTCAGATTATGCAGATGGATACTGTTAAACCGCTACTTGAACAATTGTGGGGAGGGCCTTGGAAGTTTACAATACTTCGTGATGGGAAGTTGGAACATAGTGCAAAGAAGTCAAAGACGAAGGAAGCATCTTTAACAGCACTTGGGCTAGACTCTAACTGGACCGGGTTGCATGGAAATTTGGCTATCATCGATGATGCGGTCACACTTGAGGACAGAGTATCTGAAGCGGAACGTGAACGCACAAAAATGATTATACAGGAAATTAGAGCGAACATCATTGATCCTGGTGGGCACTCTGCATTCGTAGGCACACCGTGGGCGCGTAGGGATGCTTGGGACATGCTAGAACATCCTGAAGATGGCGGTAAGGGTGTGGAAATTAGAAGATACCCCGTATCCTCTACTGGCTTACTTTCGCCAGAGGAGATAGCGGATAAGAAGTCAAAAACTACTCCTACACTTTATGCTATTAACTACGACTTGAAGTTTGAGAGTGAAGAAGGGATGCTGTTTGCGCACCCTCATATGGGAGAATGGCATGAAGATAATACAGATATAAAGGCGCATATAGATGCCGCTTACAAAGGGGATCACTATTGCGCCCTTACTATTATTGGCAGACAAAAGAATGGACGTTTGAATGTAGTTGGTTGGGTCAGCCCAGGAAATATTAAGGATTGGACTGAGTTTATAGTCGGGAAACTTCTTAAATATGGCGCGAAGGAGCTGTATGCAGAGGATAACGCTGATAGGGGTTATACTACTGATGTATTTGATTTGCATCCTAAGTTACAGAAGGCCGGTATATGGATTCAAGATTATCATGAATTAGAGAAAAAGCACGTTAAGATCGTTACTTATCTAGGGGAATGCTTTAATCAGATTGAATTTGCAAAGGAAAGTGGTGCAGAGTACATAGAACAAATAGTGGATTGGAGAGAAGGAGTAGAACCTGATGATGCTCCTGACGGACTATCTGCCATACTCAAAGAAGGGGGTTACTCCATAGTAGCTCTGACTAAGGGCTGGAATGTATGGGATATGTAGGGATTGACAAATATACATATTTCGGTATATAAATATGTATTAATACTATAAATATAGTATATTGGAGGCAAAATAATGGGCAGACCTAAAGGTTCACCAAATAAAAGCACTATAGAAGCACAATCCCGAACAGACGATTTACAGGCCATAGTAGACGGTTCCAAGGCTAACCCCCTAAACGTAGATGGATGGAACAATGTTCTTGCCGGTCTTGGCGGGAATATGGATAAGTCTACTAAAACCGTCAAGGGTGACTTTTTTATCATAGATGACGATACCTTGGCCTCCATTTATATGTCAGAGGGGCTTGGTAGGCGTATTGTTGATATTGTGGCTGATGATGAAACCCGAGAATGGATTAGCCTCGGTAAGAAGGGCGATAAGAAGAACGTAGATGTCATAAATGATGAGCTTGTCCGTCTATCCGCCGAGGCTACTTACAATGAGGCTCTAAAGTGGCAACGGCTGTTCGGTGGTTCTCTTATTTTCGTGGGGGCTATGGATGGAAGGGTGCCGAGCGAACCGCTAAGGGAAAACCAGATAAAGAACATCGAATTCCTCAAGGTCATAGATAGAACCGATGTGGATATAGCTGGATCGAAGTATGATGTAAATCCGAATTCCCCTACATTCGGTAAAATCCTTCAATACAAAGTTCACATGCATGTAGGGAGTTCTTACATTGAAATGCTTCTCCATCATACGAGGGTTATCACGTTTCATGGCGATCCTATCCCTACTCCATCACGGTTAGGGGTGGAACAGAATGTCCGTTATTTTGGTATGTCCTGCCTACAGTCTATCTATGAGGATATACGGGATTTGGGTGGCGTCACTCAGACTACGGTGAATATCCTTTATGAGTTTATCATTTCACGAATCCGCATTAAGGACTTGAAGAAGATTCTGTCTATGGAAGGTGGGGAAGCGGCTATTGGTAAGCGGCTTCAGGTAATGAACACTACCAAATCAGTCATAAATGCTATGGTTATGGATAGTGAAGATGATATGGGCCGAGATTACAGCACTGTTGCTGGACTGCCGGAAC